CAGACAATTTAAAGTCTTTGGGGAATCTTGGGAAAAAGAATATGAACCTCCTGAGAATGTTATTAATCAATTAATTATAAAATTATGGAACAAAAACCAATCACAGTAGAACTTTATTGTAACAACAACATAGAAGAGAAATTAAAAAAATATCAAAAAAAACACGATATATTTAGCTTATTCCAAATAAGAAAAACATTTCTTGCCGATAATAAGCCTCGATTTATTTTTGTAAGTCAAGAAGCCCATAAGTCAGAACAAGATTTCTTTAATGATCCAGAAAATAAATTATTTTATGCTAAAGAAATAAGAGAAGAAATTGAGGGTTTTAAATCTATTGGGATCGAAATAGATAATCCAGACGAATTTCCATATAGAGAAACCGAAGCAGAAGCCGAAAAAGATATGGAACGATTTATAGATTGGTTATTAATCAATTAACGGAATGCCCTCCTGCTTATTTTTTGTAGTATAGTGCTTTTTAGGTTGAAGTGCTTGACTGTCCTTGATGCTAGAAATAGTTAAATTCGCTTTAGCAGGATAAAGGGATAATATTTTTTAAGCCTACAATCAAGGAAAAACCTATTAATTAATAAAACAATCATGATACCATTTAAAATAAAACTATTAACAGAAACAGCAAAGGCACCGTCTCAAGAGAATGAGGGCGATTTATGGGATATATATGCAGATGATTTTTGTGCAATAAATTTAAAAGATCAGGAAATTAAAGCAGATATAGCAATAATTGAAGATCATTGTTATATCAGTAATAGCAACGATTTTTTTCATCTAACAGGTAATTCAAAAGAAAATAAATCGTCTTGCACACTATATCCGCAAGGAAGAATCCTAGTAAAAACAGGAATAGCGATTGAGTTGCCAATTAAATATTCAAAAAGACAAAGAATCGGAAAAGCTAAAAAAGACTTTAATACAAATGAAATATTGTATTTACTTGAAGAGTGGAGCTATAAAAAGAAATACAATAATAAAATTTGTAGTCATGTAGAAGCCTATGCAGTAGCAGACATAAGACCAAGATCAGGACTAGCCTTAAAACATGGAATAACAGTATTAAATACACCTGGCACAATAGATAATTCATATCGTAAAGAAATAGGAGTAATTCTCTATAACGCAGGACACGAGCCTTACACAATAACCAAAGGAGATAAAATCGCTCAAATGCTAATAAGGCCATTATATCTAAGTAAAATGGAGATTGTAAAAAATATTGAAGATACTGGCAGGGGTGGTTATGGCTCAACTGGTAAATAAATAATTATGAAAGTAATATTAAGTAGAGATCTTACACTAAAAATCGACGATGAAGAGTCAGGATATGTAGTAAAGAAGTCAGAAGAATGGAACGACACTAAAAAAACATACGAAAGACTTTATTCAGTCAAGAACCTAAAAGGAAATATTGTTATGGACGATATAGACTTAAAAGAGTTTAGAAAAGAGTATAAGAACATAAAAAACTGGAAAGAGATATTAAAAAATGAATAGAATAACACAATACATAAACTTTTACAAAGTAAAAAAAAACTTAAAAGTAAATGAAGAGCAACAAAGCTTAATAGAAAAAGCTAAAAGTAAATTTATTAAAAGAAAAAATGGAATTGACGGCTATAAAATGCCACTATATAAAAATATAAAAAGCTTCAGATTAGATCTTGATGATATATTTCAGGAGAAGGCAGGAGGGAGAAAAATCACTTCTTGATTATTAATAATAACAACCTATAATAAAATAGGTTTTTGATAAAGCTAGGAAGTTTTTATAAATTTCCTAGTGACCTACAAACAAAATATTAAATACGCCCATATTTAATATTTAAGTGGTCGCTTTGAAACATTGCAATAAATAATAATTTAATGTCTGATCAAGAAAGAGTTAGTAAAAGAGGTAGAGTAAACGAAGGAAGGCCACTAAAATTTGAAACAACAGAACAATTACAAGAAAAGATAGATGAATATTTCCAATGGGCAGATCAAAGAGGAAAGCCTTATACTATTGGAGGACTAGCACTTTTTCTTAATACTGACCATAAAACAATTAGAAATTACGAAGAAAAAGACCAGTTTTTCCAAACTATGCAAAAAGCTAGATTAAGAATTATTACAGATAAAGAAGAAAGACTTAATGAAGGTAAGGCAACAGCAGGTATTATATTTGATCTATGTAATAACAACAGCGACTTATACAGCAACAAGCATGATGATAAGCAAAGACCAATAACAATCATAGCTAATAACCCAATTAAGGAATGAGTTACAAGGAAAAGATACTAGAGGCTGAAAGCGTAAGTAAAAGAATATCTATTACTACAATAAAAAGAATATTATCAGAGACTAACACGAAAGAAGAAGCTATTACTACAATCATATATTACTTATTGCCAACATTAAAAGCAGTAGAACTAAAAGAATATAAAGAAATCAATCAAGATTTAATCAAATTAATAGACTATAAAGAGTCTAAACCTAAAAAACCCAAAAAATAGAACCCCCAGAATATAAGGCTTCGATGCCAATCTCTCACGCGGTGAATAAATGTAAATAATTCATATATTTACTTGACATATAAAAAAACATAGTATAAACTTATTTATGTAATCAACTTAAATAAAAAAACTATGATAACTTTTAACCAATCAAAAAAACAAAAAATAAGAGAATTAAAAATTGTAGCAAATAGACTATTGCAAAACTTTACTGCGAAAAGGCATATTAATTTTATTAATAGATTTGAAGAGTTAACAAATCGCTCACTAAACAAAACTTGCAAGATGTCTGTGGTGATTATTGAAAATCTAGCTAAAAAAGTAATTAATCTTTAAATAAAAAAACTATGAAATTTTGCACTAAAACACAAGACCTATTAAAAGCATATAACAAAGCAATAAATGAAATGCTGGTTGAATTATTAGAAAGGTCAGGATATCAAGCTATAATGTTTACTAAATTTATTAATAGATATCCTACAGAATGCGAAACAGAGGACGGAACAGAATTTCAAGCTGCTGATGATTATGATTGCGAAAGAATGATAACAGGCTATTGGGTAGGCGAGGACATTGGAGGCATTTTAGTGATTAATGAAGAATGGTTTATAAAACCTGAAATATTAAAGCAAGCTGTAGAATTAAAAACAGCTAATATTCACGATGTATTTGATTACTATGATTACGAATATGAAGAAACAGAGAAGCAAAGACCAGTATTGACTTTTAAAAATTGGTATAAATTAAATTGTAAATAATTCATATATTTACTTGACAAGTAAAATCATCATTGTTATTATTAAGGAGTAATCAACTTAAATTAAAAAATCATGACTATATTTAAAAAAATAACAGAAGCAACTCTTCTAATAAAAAAAGATATAAAAAACAATAAACCTTATCGTAACGCTGTTTTTGATCGAGTAGATGAGGCTTTTTGTAATACTCCGCAAAATAGGAAAGATAAAATAATTATGAGAATTTGCGATAATTTAGACAAAGAAGTAATAAGCTAAAACTATGATAATAAATAACAAGATAGGATCAAGCAGAATATTTGCAGGTTTTACATGGGGCGAAGCAATAAGACACGCAGTAAAACCAGAAGAATCTGACACATGGATAGTAAAAGTCACTAAATGGGACAGATCATCTGAATCTATTTATGATTATAAAACTATTTTTTCGCATTATGAATTAAAAACTTATGGCGTACATCACAGTAGAGACAGATCGTTAAGAGTGCCAAAAACATTAAATAGTTATGTGGAAAAAATAATAGAAGATAAAAACGAAATAGAAGAGCATCATAATATTTACATAAAATGACTTTAGATTGGAGATATAACAGATTAAAAGACAGATTAGAATTTTTAAAGCTTGTTAAAAGAAATAATAAAGAGTATGAAAAAGAATATTGTTATTTATTGGAATATAAAAACACTCTGGAATTTTATATAAATAAAAACAAAGCAAAAAAAAGGAAAAATATAAGTTGGTTAGTAAGGTCAAATATTATTGATGATTTACTTAAAAACCAAAAAGGAAAATGTTTTTATTGTAAAATAGAAATTATCAATAGTAATTATTATAACGAAGATGATTATAAATGTGTCGCAACAATAGATCATTTCTACCCTATTCACAGAGGTGGAGAAGATAATATTACTAATTTTGTAGCTTCTTGTAATGTTTGCAACAAATTTAAATCAAATATAATACCAAAAATCTCAATAGAAAAAGCGAAAGAAATATTTAAAAATGGCAATTCTACAATGGAAAATTTTATAGATTTTTAAAATAATATAAATAATGAAACTAACTCCAGAGCAATTTACAGAACACAGCCGAAGAATAAAAGAGGGTCTAGCCAGATCAAATAAGAAAGCTGGCAGACCTCGTGTATTAGACCACAAAGAGATATTAAAACTATCTCAATATAAAACAGTTAAAGAGATAGCCAAAGAATTTGGAGTTAGTAGGCAAGCAATTTATAATATAATTAAATATAATGGCCAATAAATCAGAAAAAAGAAGAATAGAGCAAGCTTTCATCTTTATCCAATTAAGATTTGTAATAAAATACGCAATAGACTTTAAAGAAGAATCTACAAAGATAGAAAAGCTAAAGACTGTTGAAGATCAAATTATTGAAATTCTTGATCCAAAAGACAATAAGCAGTTATCAAAGATGCAGAACAGAGTATCAAGACTGAATGAAGATTCTGGAATTAAAAAGATGCTCTTAAATGGCGTAGATGGTCAGAAGTTTATTTTAATAATTTATTTCTTAGTGTTAGAGATAATAAAACTTAACAATTTAATATTTCCTCAAGAGTTGCAAGAAGTATTTAATGACTTATTAGAAATAGAGAATTATAATAAAGAAGAGTATGAAAGAATGCGGATTAGATCAGAAGCCCACGACGAAGCACCAAAGTTATTAGAGAAATTGCAAGGATTAGGCTATTACTTGAAATAATAAAACATAATATTATAATATAGTTTTAACCATTAACCGACCAAATGGAAATAAACCTACCCTATAATTACACATTAAGGGATTATCAAGCCCCCTTATGGAATGCATTAATAAAAGAAAGATACAAAAGAGCAATTTATGTATGGCATAGAAGGGCAGGAAAAGATTTATTCGGACTTAATCTAATAATCTTTTATGCATTACTAGGGACACCAGGTACATATTGGCATATATTCCCTACATATAATCAAGGCAAGAAAGCAATATGGAGTGAATCAGATATAAATGGTAATAAATATCTTGACTACATACCAAAAGAATTAATTAAAAGCCAGAACAATCAAGAAATGAAGATTGAATTTTTCAATGGTTCAGTCTATCAAATCGTGGGTTCTGATAATGTAGATGCTTTAAGGGGTGCAGGTATTAAAGGGGCAGTCTTTTCAGAATATGCAGAACAAAGACCGACAGCATGGGAAGTGATACAACCTATGTTGATGGCTACGAATGGCTGGGCATTATTTAACTTTACGCCAAAAGGCCATAATCACGCTTATGAATTATGGGAAATGGCTAAAAATAATGATAATTGGTTCAGTCAATTACTAACAGTAGATGACACAAAAGAACAAGTATTCACTAAAGACCAAATAGAACAGATTAAGCAAGAATTTATCCAAAGAGGAAAGACACTAGATTTATTTAATCAAGAATATTACTGCTCTTTTAATTCAGCAATCGAAGGTGCATATTATAGCGAACAAATAAACAAAGCAAAAGAAGAAGGAAGAATCACAAATCTACCTTATGAATCAAGCTTGACAGTTGATACCTTCTGGGATTTAGGAGTAAATGACACAACGGCAATATGGTTTACGCAACAAGTAGGGAGCGAAATTAGAGTAATAGACTATTTAGAAGATTCCGGAAAAGGATTAGATCATTATATAAAAGAGATCAAAGCAAAACCCTATATTTACGGAAATCATAACGCACCGCACGACATAAGAGTAAGAGAATTTTCTAGTGGTCGTTCTCGTTATGAAATAGCTTATGATTTAGGGATTGCCTTTGATGTAGTGCCAAACATACCAATTCAGGATGGAATAAACGCAACAAGAGCAATATTTAATAAATGTATATTTGATGAAACTAAATGCAAAAAAGGATTATTAGCATTAACTAACTATAAAAAGCAATTTGACGAAATAAGAAATTGCTTTAAAGATAAACCTTTGCATGATTGGTCAAGTAATGGGGCTGATGCTTTTAGATATTTGGCAGTAGGAATAGATGAAAAAAGATTCTTGCAGAATAAATATCAAGACGATTATGCTTTAACTTGACTTTAAAACTATGTCAAGTAAAATATTTTTATTTAATTAAATATACTTATTATGGCAAGCGGAGCGGCAATAGCAGCAGTAGCTGCAGGACTTTTAGGAGGTGGTGCAGCAGCAAAAAATGTTCAACAAAGAAAAGAAGAGAAAGTAAAAGAAAGGATTCAAGCGACTCAAAACAGACTAAAAAGCGAAGCAGAAGCAGCGCAGAAATTACAAGAAGAACAAGAGAAAAGAGGAATAGCACAAGAGTCAGTAAGAAAACAAAAAGCAAGAGCGAGACAAAGAACTATCTTTGCAGGGCAACCACTAGAAGAAAATATATTTCGTAGAACTTTAGGAGGATAATGACTAATGCAAAAGAGCTTTTACAAAAAGCACAAACACTATCAGCAGAAAGGGCAAACTTTGAAACAGAATGGCAAGATGTAGCTGATATATTCCGTCCTGTTAAATCTAACATTACAGTTGACAGATCAAAAGGAGATAAGGAGAATATAACAAGGCTCTATGAATCCGCACCAATTAATTTCGTTCATCAGTTAAAATCAATTATTATAGGGGTATTTTTTAATAGATCTATAAAACCAATAACAATTACACCAGTAACAGAAGAAGTAAACGAAGATCAAGAGGTTAAAGATTGGATTACTGAATTTACAGATATGATCCTTAGAGTAATGTTCAATCCTAAATCAGGATTTGAAAGGGCTTTAAGTGAAGCAGTTGCAGATGATATAGTATTTGGAACAATAGCAACATTCATAGAGGAAGGAAAGAAATTTCCGGTTAAATATCACACTTTAAATATTAAAAACTTTCTTATAGCTGAAAATGACGAGGGCGAAGCTGATTATGTTATTATAAAACATAAGATGACAGCAAGGCAAATTATATCTAAATGGGAAAATAAAGATGCAAATATTCATGAAAAAATATTACAAGCTTACGAAAAGAATCCTTTTCAAGAGTTTGATTTGCAATTACATATATTTCCAAGAAAAGAAAGAGATAAAAAAAAGATAGATAGCTTAAATAAAGAAATAGCAGGTTTTTGGGTAGATGAAAAACACCAAACTATAATTCAAGAAATAGGCTGGGATTCAATGCCAGTAGCTATTGGTAGAAGCGAGAAATCAACAAATGAAGTTTATGGGACTTCTAGGGCAATGATTGGTTTAGCAGATGCAAGACAGATCAATGAAATGTCTAGACAGTACAACGAGGCAACAGAAAAAGCTTTAAAACCCCCTTTAAATGTAAATGCTAATTATGCTAAAAGGGTTAATCTTAGACCAGGTGCATTAAATAGACCAGATCAAAAAGCTTTACCAGCAGGAAGGGCGGCAATAGAACAAATATTGACAATAGGAAATATTCCTTTAACTCAAGATCTAATTACTAGAAAAGAACAAAATATTAGAGAGATATTCTTTTTAGATAAGCTTAAAATCTTTGATGATGCAAGAGCAACCGCAACACAAATATTAGAACTAAGAGCAGAGACATTCAGAATAATGGGTGATTTTATATATGGCATTATTGACTATACAGAACAAATACTAAATAGAACTTTTGATATTCTATTTAATAAAATATATATTAAAAATGCAGATGGTAATTTTGAGTTAATCGAAAACGAT